CGAGTAGGATTCTTCGAATAGAGGATGAATACACGGCTTTTTGCTTTGATGAGGCGTGTTTCTACATTCAGCAAATGCTTGAGGAACGAGATAAAGAAGGAAATTTCGTAAACACGCCAACTTGGGTTGACGATATAAACCCTCAAAATAACAGCGATACAATCAAATGGATGCAGGGGCTTTAGTGGCCCCTTACTCCCAATAGGGAGGTGAATAAATGTCAATAAACGCAGGTACGGTAGTTGCGTATCTCGATATGGATACAAGCAAATACAGCTCAGCACTCAAGACTGCAGGTGCTCAGCTTGGGGTGCTGGAAAGTCAGAGCGCAAGCCTTGGGGACAAGCTCACAGGGCTGGGCAGCTCCCTAAAGACTGTAGGCGCTACCATGGCCGTTGGTTTCACTGTGCCAATATTGGCGGCAGGAGCCGCTGGAATCAAACTTGCCAGTGACTTCGATGAATCGCTCAACAAGGTGAATGAAGTTTTCGACGAGAGTGCAAGCGAGGTTGAAGCATGGTCACAAAAGACGCTGGAGGCTTCGGGCATAGCACAAGGAACAGCGCTTGATATGTCTGCACTTTTTGGAGATATGGCCGTAAGTATGGGGCTGCCTACAGAAAAAGCGGCTGCCATGTCCATGTCGCTAGTCGGGCTGGCCGGGGACATGGCATCATTCAAGAACATAAGCATAGACAGGGCGCAGACGGCGCTTGCGGGTGTCTATACTGGTGAAACTGAAGCGCTTAAATCTTTGGGGATTGTCATGACTCAGGCTAACCTCGAGGCCTTCGCTCTAGCGCAGGGCATACAAAAGCCAATTAAGGAAATGACGCAGGGCGAGCTTGTGGCGCTCAGGTATGCATACGTCATGGACGTGACTAAAAACGCTCACGGGGACTTCGCAAAAACGAGTGACGGCGCTGCAAACCAGATGCGTATATTTCAGGAATCAATCAAAGAGCTCGGGGCTAGTTTCGGGCAGCATCTGCTCCCGATATTTACGCCGATGGTTCAAAAGCTCAATGAAACGCTCAAGTGGTTTGGAGAACTTGACGAAGGCACTAAAAAGACAATAGTGGCAATAGCAGGCATAGTAGCGGCGATAGGGCCGGTGCTTATGATACTGGGCACGCTGCTCAGCACAGTTGGTCCGGTAATAGGAGCATTCAAGGCTCTTGGGTCAGCGATGGTTGTGTTCGGCGGCGGCCTAACGTCAATCCCATGGGCCATAGCAGCTTTGACGGGGCCATTAGGATGGATGGTTGGAGGACTTACAGCGGCAGGACTTGCGGTATACGGCCTTTCTAATCATCTCAGCAAAGACGCTATCCCAGCGGTGGACAGGTTCGGGAATGAGGTTTCCGACGGCACAAAAAAGGCGTTGGGGGCATTCTTTGAACTATCCGATGGTGCGACAGTAAAACTCAATGAGCTTTCATGGGGTGGTAAGGCTGTTTCTGAGGACATGAGGAATGATGTGACCGCCAACTTTGACCAGATGGCAAACCAGATAGCAACTGGCATAGACAGCGCGAAAACGGAGGCGTTGCAATCACTTCAAATTCTTGCGGATAATTCCAAGACAATAACACAAGAAGAGAAAAATGCGCTAATCAATGGGACTACTCAAGCTTATGATGGCAAGAAGCAGATTGTTCAGGACGGAAATGCGCGCATTAAAGAAATAATGAATGCTGCAGCCACCGAAAACAGGGCCATAACGCAAGCTGAGAAAGACGAAATAAAAGCCATACAGAAATCCATGACAGACCAGGCGGTGCAATATCTGACGCAAAACGAGATAGAGCAGAAGGCCATAATCGAAAGAATGAAGGCTCAAGCCAGCGAGCTGACAGCCCAGCAAGCTGCAGAGGTTGTGAAAAACAGCAAGGAGCAGACTGATAAGACTATCGAAGAGACCAACAGGCAGTATAATGCTGTAGTGGCTGAGATAGTCAAGCAAAGGGACGAAGCAGGAACCATAACGGCAGAGCAGGCTAAAAAACTCATAGATGAGGCTACAAGGCAAAAAGATGAGGCTGTAAATCAAGCAAAAGACATGCATAGTAAAGTCGTAGACGAGGCCAAGAAGCAGGCTAAGGAGCACGCGAATGAAGTAGATTGGGAAACTGGCGAAATACTCTCCAAGTGGGAGGTATTTAAAAATAAAACTGTTGAAGTTTTCGTGAAGCTGGACAAGGCTCTTGGCGATGCATTAGAGACGGCTATACGCACAGTCGGCAAGAAATTTGGAGAAATGGTCACTTATATAGGCGGAAAGCTTGCAGAGATACCGGAAACCGTCAGCAAAAATTTCAACGAAATGAAAACCATAATATCAACTAAGCTTGAAGAAGCTAAGACGGCAGCCAAGACAAAAGCGCAAGAGATAATGACATCGATTACTGGCGCAATCAAAGAGAAGATTGAGAGCGTCAAGTCTGTTGGGACTGACATAGTAAACGGTCTGGTGAGGGGAATAGGAAGCGCCAAACAGACTGTAATTGACAAAGCAAAAGAAATTGCAAACAGCATACCTGAATGGCTCAAGAAGATACTTAACATTCAATCGCCATCGAAAGTAACAACTGAAATCGGACGGTTTGTAGGCGAAGGATTAGTGCTAGGGATGGATTACATGAAAGTTGCGGTAGCCGGTAAATCCGATGAACTGGCAAGTAAGATAGGTGACTCACTGGGTAAGGTCAACAGCTACGTGCAAAATACCGTGTCCATAATCCAAAAGCAATACGAGCTGTGGAGAATCCAAAACAAGTCACTTGAAGGCAGCTCAGAGGACCTTGCAAAGCAGTTGGAAGTGCAAAAGCAGAAACACACAGCGCTTTCGATAGAGATTGCCAACACAGAAAAGGCTCTATCGCAAATAATTGCAAAATATGGCGAGACATCAAGTGAGGCGCTGAGCTATAAGAACCAGCTGCTTGACCTCCAGATTGAGCAGGCAAAGCTTCAAGGGGAGATAGACAAGACATCGGGTTCACTTGGGAGCCTCGCTAGTGCGTACAAGTATGTTGGGCAGGTCATGGACGACGGTTCTATATACCAGGGCGTAAATTCAGATGGAACTCCAGTTTACAAGATACCATCCAAGGGTTCTGGAGGTGGCGGCGGCAAGCCTAAAGAAACCGATGAAGAAAGAGAAGCAAGAAGAGAAAGAGACAGAGCAAATGGCATGCCAGACGGATATGCTACGGGTACGGATAATGCTAGAAGAGGTTGGAGCTGGGTCGGGGAACAGGGCCCGGAACTCATGTGGTTCGATGGCGGAGAGAAGGTAGTAAACCATCAAGACTCCATGGATACTCTTTTCAAAATGGCATCCGGCATGAAAATGATGTTTAGCCAAATGCAGGCGGTAGTTTCTGGAGTGACGGCAAGCCCTATGCAGGCAAACACTGCAGGAACAAACATCACAGTCAACGTATACGACAATGTGTTTAGGGATGGCGATGATGCGGGCGATAAGATAGCAAGCGCATTAAGGCGCATGGGATTGTAGAGGTGGTAGCATGAGCGCAACACAGATGGTGCCGGGTACATTGTACGGCATAGAAAAAATAAACATTAAGGCTTTGAATACTCAATATGAGGTCGTCGAGTCGATCTGGCTTGACGACATATTCAAGCTCCCAATCACATCAATAATAGAGCAAGGCACTCGAGTTGTAGACAAGGCCGACGGTGTTGGAGTTATAGACGTGCACGAGGAAGATGACACGCTTATCGGTGCAGACATGACAATAGAGCATAGCGCTCTAAATGTTGCATTGCTGCATATGACGATTGGCGGAGATACGGAAACCGACCAATACGGAGGTATAGTCTCATACAAGATGCCAACTATAAAGCAGCAACGGGATAACCTAAAGCGCTTCGAACTTGATGTGTATGTGGAATCTAGTAATTTTGGAGATACGGCAGGCTATCTGCGCCATAGATTTTTCTATTGCAGTGGTAGCGTGCCGGGCTTTCGGAATAATGACGCGCAGTTTTCGGCGCAAAACCTTACGGTCAAGGCAAGGCCAAGGCCGGATACTGGAGACGTACACAAAATAGACTTTTTAAGTGAAATACCAAACTAAGGAGGCAACGGCATGATAGAAAAGATACTAGCAAAAGGAAGGCTTTCAGCAAGGGTAATAGGTGAAAATGGAGAGGTTAGGTCGGAGCACGATTTAGGGGATAATCTCATTGTAACCAATGGAACATATGCAATAGCTGACCAGCTACTCGCTTCGCCAACACTAACAAAACCTACGCATATGGGGATAGGTACAGGAACTACGGCTCCTGCAGCTGGAAATACAGCACTTGTAACAGAGATTGGAACAAGGAGTTCGCTGACAAAATCAAGGAGCAACAACGTAGTGACGATGGTAGGCACATTCGCTGCAGGAAACGGTACAGGGGCTATAACTGAGGCAGGTATATTTACCGCTTCATCTGGTGGAACTATGTACTCAAGAATAACATTCTCAGTAATCAACAAGGGTGCCAACGATACGCTGGAGCTCACTTGGACATACACGATAGGTTAATAGGTCGGGGCTTGAGAGCCCCTTTTAGGGCGGTGAGTTAGATGCCTTACGGGTTTGATTATTATCAGTTTGATGTAGGTAGATTTGACGAAGTGCTTGTGGCCTTTGGAGTTGGGGACACTGCCGGTGTGGCAGACGCGATAATGACCAATAGCAAGCTCAAACAAAGCGAAACGGTCTCTGTGCTAGATGCACTAGCAAACAAAATCAAAGCGTTAAGTGGTGACAATCTGGCTGTACTCGATGATGCAAGCAGGAAGATGTTTGTGCAATATGCAGAAACGCTGTCGCTTCTTGATAGTGCCATGAAACTCCACAAGGTGCTGATAGCAGAAGACATTTCGACAGTAGAGGCTCCCGGACTTAGAACGTTTAGGGCATTCGCAGACAACCTGCTTGTGAGGGAAGAGCAGAATCTAGGCGAAAACATATCAATATTCGCAGAGGATTTAAGTGAATGCTTTGGGCACATAGATGGTAATCCTTTGCTGTCGAATGGTCAGAATGTATTGCATATGGGAGGAAACTGGAGAGCTGCTATGCACTATTCAGAAGAATCCGCGTATTGCGAGGTCAGGACGGATGGCAACTTCTTAGGCTCCAACTACTTGAGAATCATGGATGATATAACGCACACGTGGAAGGCATTTGTAGGACAAACCACAATGAATCTCACAAAGGGTAAGTGGTACAGAGTATCGCTTTATGCTCGTTCAAGTGTGACGCGCGGGTCATACGTCTACGGAGTCTACAACGGCTCGACCGAAACAAGGCTTAACAAAGTAATATCATGGGGCTCAACAGGTCTAGGGCCAGACAAAGGCTGGGTACGAGGTGAAGTAATATTTCAATGTCCGGAAGATGCTGCTTCGGTGTCCGTTAAGCCTTATCTATATGGACATACTAACAACAACGGCGTAGTGGCGGAAGTCGATTACTGCGGTTACAGGCTAGAAGAGTTTGATTCGCAGCCGATGAATTTGATTGACAGTGGGACGGCGGAAATCATAAAAGTTATGAGTGATTCCGTGACATATGTGGATGCTATAGGTTCAGCCATATACGCATATAGAAGTGATCTGTTATCTCTCGCCGATGCTTTGTCGTGTTCAGCGGATGCAAGTAGGGCGGATGTTTTGACGATACTTGATGGTATCGCAAGTAGCATAGCAAGGGGCTCGACAGATGAGGCGCTCGCTATGGCTGAACAGCTTTACCGGAAGGTTGGTGCGGCGGACGATTTATTGAATGATATCGAACCTTTTAGGGCAGATTTTTCCGTAGACAGTCCGCACGCAATAAGAACAAGAAAAAGTACCGCATGCACCACAACGGTGGTTGACGATGATACTTGCATAGCAGGCAAAGCATTGAAAGTAAACGGATATTATTGGGGTGCTTACAATGTGAAAATACCATATAACCCTGATATGTTGTACAAAATGAAGGTTCGGGTTAAGCAATTGAAGTATAACATGCTTGGCACGTCGACATTTTATGCGGGCGTAGAAGGCATTGCCGCGGATGGAACAACCTTCATTAATGCAAGCGGTGCAAATTCATGGTCTAGTCAGCACTACATAGCAGGCAGCGGTATAACACTGCCACTAAATGAGTGGAAAGAATATACAGGCTATTTCAAAGGCAACGCTTCAAGCAATACGCAAGGGTTGCACTCAAACCCCAACAACCCTGCTCAACTCTATACGGGTGTTTGCTATTTCAATCCGATGTTTATATTTAATTATTCTGGCGATATAGATGGCGAAGTGTTAATGGACTACCAGATAGTATCGTACAGCATGCCCGTAATCGAGGAAATATTCTTAAAAGCAGGCAAAACGCTTGACGATACATTGTCCCCAACGGAAGCTCTTGTAGCGCTTGTTGGAAAGTCCGTTTTCGAACTCTCGGATGCCCTGGATGACATAAAGGCCAAAGTGAAGGATTCAAACAGTGACAACACAGGGGCTACGGATGCTGTAGGTGCAAAAATCACAAAGATATTTGACGATACAATTGCAATAGCGGATACAATATCAAGGGTAATGAGATATGCGGTCCCATCGAGGGCTTTATTTGACATCGCACTTTTGGACGTTGGGCTGTTTGACGAAAATACAGGCTCAGAACATACTGCGATGGCTGATGATATAATTGTGGCCCTGACAATCAGGAGACTGCTTGATGATGTGGCAAACCTTGCTGATGAGATAGGAAAAAGTATAGGCAAAGCGGCAGCAGATACAGGAAATGTAAATGATGCAGTATTTGCAGCAACAGATATATTAAAGGGCGACAGTATCGGCATTGTTGATGCTTCGAATCTGAATGTGGCCTCCAAGTTTGCAGATGTAATGGGGATTGCAAGCATGATAGCGTCTAGAGCGGCTTTATTCCATGGCGACAGCGCAACTGTAGATGACGGATGTATTCTTGACCTGAAAATGCTGTCTGCGGAACTCATCGCCACGGCGGATTGGGGAGCTGCAAAGATTGGCTCATATCTAGCCGAAGTGCTTTCGCTCGGTGATGAAAAGGTAGCCAGTATAGGTGCGATAGCCCAAGATACAGCATTGCTTGTAGACTGGCTTTCAAAGGCTTTGAATATGCCACAAAGTGACGCGGTGGGCCTTGCATACGTAATATCTGCAGCAATTGGCATATCAAAAAATGACGGTGTTGGCATTGGTGACGGTGCAAATCTTGACGTAAACTCAAAACTTGCTGACGCAATGGGAATTGTAAGTGCGATAGCTTCCAAGGCATCAGCGGTCATTGGAGATAGCATGGCACTAGATGATAGATATGCTCTCGGGCTAAAGATGCTGTCGGTGGAGCTTCTTTCTATTTCGGAAGCAGGATCTGCAAAGATTGGCTCATATCTAGCTGAGGTGCTTTCGCTCAGTGATGAACATGTAGCCATGGTAGGCGCTCTTGCACAAGATACGGCATCGCTTACAGATGAGATTGCTACTGCTCTGGGTTTATCAAAAGGTGACGCAGTGGAGCTTGCCTATGCAATATCCGCAGCAACCAGCATATCAAAAGACGACAATGTCGGCATGGTTGACGCTATAGAAAGAGTATTCAGGTACATGCTTGCCGGTACATTTGATTATGCGATATTCGGCGGAGATGCTTTCGATGGTGATGGCGTGATGACAGTCGATGACATGGCTATTCGAGTATGCGCCAAGCTTGCTGATGTGCTGGGTATATCGGATGATATCGCCGGATTCTTTAAGGGTGAGATTCCGGATGTTTCAGCGGCGATTGACTCAATCAACGCGAAAATCGGGTCTATCATGGGCGATGCGCTTGGTGTCTCGGACGAACTGGCGCAGGCAATTGCCAGACTATCCAAGGCAGAGGCAATGTCAATGCTTGATAGCATAGTAAATTCGGCAGGAAGCGCCGGCAACAACGATTCAAGCAGCGCTATCGACAGCATAGAAGCATCACTATCTATGCTCAGAGCGTACAGCGACATGGTCTCCATGGCTGATGCACTCAGACTGCACTTTGAAAGCATAGTAGATGATATGTTGCTTGTGAGTGATTCGGCATACTTTGCAATGAAAGCGGCTAGACAAGAGGCTTTGAATATTGCAGATGCACTGGGTCTCTCACTTGAGCGGCCGCTTTCGGGCGACATGGTCGGAGTGATAGACGAGAAATACATCAGAGCACTGGCAGGCTTTGACGAGCTCCCACAGGAGCTTGCAGACAGGATAGAGGGGAGGAAAATAAGAGTGCTACAGCAGGTATTCATACAGGGCGTACAGGTCCCGGTGACAGGGCTCACGATACACCACAGCGCCAACAGCAGGATTTCAACATGCACTTTCAACATTCACTCCCCGAGCGCTCGGGTGCTGAGCCTGTCGAGGCAGGGGGCTGACGTGAAGGTGTATATGGCGGACGGTGAAGGTACAACCGACTATTTCGCAGGCAGGATAGTAGGCAATCCGGTTACATCAAGAAGTACAATTGCAAACGAGATAAGCATTACGGTAGACGACTACACAGGTGCAAGCAACGACGTGTATGTGAGCGAGGTCTACACGGAAACCGATGGTACTCTCACAGACATATTAAAGGACCTGTGGGGCAAATACTATGGCTATGACATAGACCTTTCGCAAGTGATTGCAACAACAAAGACGGCGGATATAATCGTTTTCAACTACGACACGCTTTTTGATTCCACGGAGAAAATAGCGCAGCTGCTTGGCTGGGTATGGTTTGTAGCGTGGGGCCCATCGGGACTATCGCTCCAGTTCTACCCGCCTTCAAGTGCAATTAAGCCTGTAGTTCTAAGCCGCGAGAATAGAAATATTTCAGCTGGTTCGCTCAGGTTTGGCCAGGGCGAGACCATAATCAACAGCGTATACATTTTCGGTGGCGAAGAAAAGAGCGAGGCCTACACTGACAAGCAACTATCAGATGGTCAAAAGACTGAGTACACGCTTCAGTACAAACCATACAGACTCAACGACACCGACACAGGCGGTGTAAGTGTGATAGTGGGAGGCATTGCCATGGCTGTCGGAGTTCAGTATTTGCATGATGCTGAGGACTTTGATGTGCTTGTCAATTTCAATGACAAAAGGCTCATATTCCGCGAGGACAACAAGCCTGCAAAGGACATGGTAATCGAGACGATATACAGCTATGGTTATCCCATACTTGTACATCTGACCAACGAGGACAGTATAAGACAGTTCGGTATAAGGGAGAGAAAGATACACGACACGAGCATTAGGAGCGTCAAGGCGGCAAGGGAATACGGCAGAAGCATACTAAGAGACAGTGCCATGCCAAAAGGCTACGGTAGTTGTGAGGTATTCGTGGAAGGTCTGCGGGCAGGCGATTTTGTGACCGTCGACCTTCCAGCGTACAATGTAAGAGGGCTTTTTGAAATAGCAGAAATAAAGAAGTGGATAGCCGGCAACACTATCAAGAGAGCTGTATCGCTAAACATTGCAGACAATGCCGAGAACAGGATAGCGCAAAGACTCAAGGAATTTGCAAAGAGGCTTAAAAAACTAGAAACTGCTCAGGCATCTGAAAATCTCACTTTGCAAAGACTTGTAAGTAACGCTAAGAACATTGCAGTTTTGGCGCCAGGAACGGCTAAGGGCTCAATATACGAAAATGCAGGTAGTGGGGTTACTACGTCTGAAGCGCAGCTATTTATTCACAAGCAGCTCGAAAGGGCCGATGTGTATGTGCGTGGCAATGCGGCTGCTTGTATGGATTCAGTGGTAGCCAAGGCAAAACTGGCCAAAGCAGATTTAGTGATCGGGCATGAAAAGGTCGTAATGGGCATGACGTTTTTCGACAAAAGCATATTCGGTAGCAATGCCGGTTTCGGACAGGAGGTGGTTTCGTGATAAAAGTGCAGCCGAACGTCGTAATAATCAGTGATGGTAATACAAGAAGATACAAAAACAATATGGTACAGGGCGGATTCGATTGGCTAGTTAATTTTATAGTGAGCAATAGCGGTGCAGTGCTAACGCATATAGCAATAGGCGACAACGCAAACCCTGTATCACAAGGAGATGTGGTGTTGCATAATGAGCTGACCAGAAAAACGATATCGCTACTTGAAAATGACAACGGCACCGCCTATGCAGAGGTGTTCGTGGATATGAATGAGGCGAACTTTCATTGGCGGGAAATAGGGCTTTTTGCTGGTGGCACGGCTGAAAAAGACAGTGGCACGCTCATAGCAAGATGTCTGGTTGATGAGGCTAAGGACAGTAGGAGAACGGCGACAATATCATGGGAGATAGGGTTTGCAAATGTATAAGGAGGCCAAGGGATGGCGTTTATTAAACAGACAAAAAGCCCCGGAGAGGTAATATCCTCTGATTGGGCAAATCATATTCAAACGCAATACGATGAAATAAATGCACAAATATTTGAGGGTAATCGAACATCAACTGAGAGAAAAATTTATATTGATCAAATAAATGGCAACGACTCAAACGACGGTTTTAGCGCAGCCACGGCACTAAAGACAGCTAAAGCGGCTTTTGCTAAAATCCCTAAGTATGTCGAAGCTTATTATACGGTTTATTTTATAGGGGATTATACGGGGGATATTGTAGTCCCCCCTTTCCAGGGCATGGACCCCGATGGTGCGCAACTACTGATAAGATCACAATATACAGCAACGCCTTCAACTATAAACGGCACTCTTACAGTTTGCGGCGCTGGCGGTTGGCTTGAAGGTGTGCGCTTTGATAGTATCACATTTCAAGCCGTCACAGGAACAAATTCAGCGGTGAATGTGGTATCTTCTCCTATGGTATATTTCTATAAGTGCAATTTTAAAGGTAGTGCTGGAACTGGAAACGGACTAACGGCTTTTGGCTCAAGCGTATACCTGAAAAATTGCACTGTCGATTCTGGATGCTACGGTGGTCTAAGCGCGCAATACGGTGCGCATATAGCTTCATACGCCACGACGGGCGCTGCGGCTTATTATGGATTGATGGCCTCTTTTGGTGGAAGAATAAGTAAAATCAGCACACAGCCAACAGGTGGCACAGCCGCAGAAAGTGCATCGTTAGGGGGAGTGATTAGTTAATGAGGAGATTGCAGGTAGGTAGCGAATTTTTCGAAGCCGAAAGAATAACGATGTCAGATGGGAATATAATTGGCACAAGTGGAGGAATCGAGGTTTTTAGATTTAGTGGCGTTAATTTTGACAAGTTTACGATTGAGGACGGCAAAGACTACGACGCAGATGACAATTCCGTAAGAATAGCTGAATTAGAGGGTGCGGTCATGGAGTTGGTGTCATTGCTCGCATCTCTGGGGGTGTAAAATATGTTTACTGAAAACAGTTTTTTAGTTAAAATATACGTTCGGAAAATCCAGGCGCAAGAAATAACAATGGATAATGTTCCAGACTTAGGAAACTTACGCCAAATAATTGAAGGTATGCTATAAGGAGCCGAAAGGCTCCTTTTTTATTGGAGGTGAAATATGACAAGCAAGAATAAAAAGGTATATGACAGGTTAAATATAACAAAATGGCATGACATGGACTACACAGGCAAGGATGTGAAGGTGGCCATAATAGGTTTTGAGAAAGGGGCGCATCATAACGGCGCTAGCATAATAAAAGAAATTGCTCCAGGCTGTGAGACAACTGAAATCAATGTAATGAAGGGCGGCGTAAGCTTCGAATCGGCGTTTCAGCAGTGCCTGGACATCGGGGCAGACGTCGTGTGCTGCTCGCTAAGAAAGAGCAGCTGGAGCAGCGAGCTGGAGAGGCTGTCAAAGGCGCTACGAGACGGCGGCTGCATAATGATAGACTCTGCCGACAACGAGGGCGAGGAGATAGACGCGTATCCTGCGCTTGACCCCTCGTGGATCGCCATAGGTGCATACGACCAGTTCATAGACGGCAAGGCCAGCTATTCGTGCTACGGGGAGAAGATGCTGGGGCTGTGCTACACAGGGCTTGACAGCATAACAAAAAGCGGCACGATGGTACCGCTAACGCACACTTCCGGCGCGGTGCAGATCCCAAGCGGCATGGCGGCTCTGCTCAAGGAGCACAACGACATGACTCCGGAGGGATTCGAACGCATGGTTAAAAGATGCGCAATAGACTTGAAAGAGGAAGGCAAGGACATAAAAACTGGATGGGGGCTGATATACATGCCAGGCAGCATTGAAGATGCATTCGAAACGGAAATAAAGCTAGTGATAGGGCTAGACATCGCCAAGGTTAATGGCGAAACTGTGAGGCTGGATTCTCCGGCGAAGATAGAAAATGACAGGACGATGGTGCCGCTAAGGTTCATAGCTGAAGTGCTAGGCTGTGAAGTGAGCTGGGATGGAGAAAATCGAGTAGTGACTATAAAAAAATAAGGAGGAGGGAAGTGTATTGGAAAAGACTATTTTCGACATGGCAGTAAATCAAGGACTTACAGCCGTACTTTTTGTGGTGCTCCTTTGGCACACGCTTAAAACAAGCGGAGAGCGTGAGGCCAAGCTACAAAACATAATCGACAATAACCAAGCTATCATGCAAGAGATGGTCGCAAAGCTCGATACTCTCGAATGCATCAAAGACGATGTGGACGACATCAAGACATCTCTCAGCACCGTAGCAGCCACAAGATTACCATAGGAGGTGGTATCATGGACTACATAATAGATCATATTTCTAAGAGCAAGACCAAACGGCCAGGGGTAGCAATATCCCCTGGCTTTATCACTATTCATAATACGGCCAATCCAAAATCAACGGCGCGCAATGAGCGAAACTGGCTGAGCAATCCAAATAACAAAGCGTCTGCATCCTGGCACATCTGCATAGACGAAAAGGAAGCTATCGAGGCTATACCTCTAAATGAAAAAGCATACCATACAGGAACGGCTGCAGGAAACGCCCAGTCAATCGGAATAGAGTTGTGTGAAAGTGGAAATCAGGCTAAAGTCTGGAAAAATGCTATTGCGCTTGTTGCGAATTTGCTCTATGAACGTGCGTGGACCGTAAAAAATCTAAAAACTCACAAAAATTGGAGTGGCAAGAATTGCCCGAGGCTCATACTGCCTGTATGGGCTCAGTTTGTTGGTGAGGTCGATAGCTTGCTTTACGAATTGAAAAATCCGGCCAAAACGCCTGCAAATGCGCCACAAGCCGAAACTGCCGTTTCTGACTTTGCGAAAGATGCAATTGAGTGGGCAAAGGCGCAAAATGTGTCTGATGGGAGCCGTCTGAAGGAAAATTGCACGCGCGAGGAAGTATTGACGATGATTTACAGGGCTATGAAGGAGGAAAAATAGATGACTGACTTTTTGAAATTGCATTTGCTAGATATTGTGACCGTCCTTGCATTTTTGATTTGTGTCGCTATCATGTGGCGAAAAGGAAAGCGGGATACTGTTAGAAGTATAATCCGATCACTGGTCGTAAAAGCAGAAAAGGAACTCGGCAGCGGAACTGGAGAACTAAAATATGCAATGGTAGTTGAGCAGATCTATTACGTACTGCCGTGGATTATCCGCGTATTTTTCACCAGGGCGGAAATCGACAACATGATTGAGGATGCTGTCGAGCATCTCAAGATATACCTATCAGATGAGAGTGATGGCGTGAAACGAAATCTATTAGGATACGAAGTAGAATAGCCGGGGAGACCCGGCTTTTTTTGTTTTTGAATAATATCCCACAACAAGAATAAAAAATTAAAAGGTTTAAAAAATCAACCAAAATAAGGTTGACATTTTAAACCTTTTAATTTAAACTATTTTTAACAAAGGAATTCGCTGCGAAGCAATACTATATTAAATTAGAGAGGGTGAGAGCATGGTTACGGCTTTTGGAAAATTCTGCAGAAAGCTACGAATCGATCATGGAGAGATTCTTAAAAATATGGCAGACAAATTAGACGTAAAATCATCTTTCTTATCAGCAGTGGAATTAGGAAAAAAGAAAATCCCTGCAGCTTGGGAAAATACAATTATTGATTTGTACAAATTAAATGTTGAACAAGCTAAAGAATTGAAATCAGCGATTGAATGTTCCGTTAGTTCAATAAAGATAAATTTAACTGAATATAATGCTAATGATAGGGATTTAGTTTTATCTTTTGCTAGGCGCTTTGAGAGTCTTTCAGAAGAAGATAAAAATGAACTAAGAAACTGGTTCAAAGATGAGTAGGAGGACTGCCTATGGCATACAAGAAAGTTTGTCCGATGTCGAGGTTTAATATTAGAAAAATAGCTAATATGTTGAGAAAAGAACTCAACCTGACAGACACTCTTTATGTTCCGATTGTTGAAATTTATGAAAAGCTTCAATATAAAGGAATTTTGGAGTTTGAAATAAAAGAAGAACATGAGATGGGTGATAATGAAGGTTTGACTTTTCCTGATAAAAATCTTATATACTTAAGAGTAGACGTTTATGATAGAGCAGCAGCTGGATCGGGAAGAGATCGGCTTACGCTCGCTCATGAATTAGGTCACTTTTTATTGCATAGCAAAAATGAAGTGAGCTTTGCAAGGAGTAAATCCAGTGTGAAGATTTATGAGGATCCAGAATGGCAAGCAAATTGTTTTGGGGGCGAGTTTTTGATATCAAAGGATCTATGCAAGGAGATGTCAGAATATGCAATATCACAAGCTTGTGGTGTGACCATTAAGGCTGCAGGCGTGCAAAAGCGCGCTTTTAATAAATAAAAAAAGTCCATCTGCAAATGGACTTTCAAGAAATAAACTCTAACGGACGAGTTTATTCGAAAACTTACTTAAATTATATTAGAGTTTATCCTTTCTTGCAAGTTTTATTTTCTGCAGCAAGGAAGGAGGTTGATCCAATGTACATATTTAGAGCGTCTAAAACGCTAAAGGATGGTACTAAGATCTACGCAAAAGATTACGGTAAAAAAGCGTTTAAGATCTGGATTGGGAAAGGCCCAGAACCTAACAAGTTAAAAAACTAGCACCCATGATAGGGTGCTTCGTCCGTTTTTGAGGAAATAACGAGACCGTTTCATAGTTTGTGTAAACCTTCAAACTGATGTAGAATAAAATCAGTTTGGAGGTTTTTTATTATGGGAAGAAGAAACGAGAGTCCAGAAAAGAAAAGAAGAAGAGCGCTTATAGGGGAA